CTGACTTGTGCCGATGTGGTATTAGATTTCCTTGAAGTTGGGTGGACACTTGCTTATGGAAAAGCAGGTGATCTTCACAATGGTCATCAATATGGAGATTGGTTCAAGGAAGTTGTATTTTTAAAGCAGGAGATGCATGTGAGAGATTTAGAAGGACATCTGAGTGCAGATGATTTTGAAATTAGAGCCCAACAAGCGAGAGAAGTTGGAGATAGAATATTTTTGCAAAATCCCAATGATAAGATCATAGCTTCTACTTATAAAGAAATAAAGGGGGTAACAGAATCTTTAGCTCTTGAATTTAGAACGAGTGGTGAAAGAGAAATGCCTTTTAGTATAATGTTACAAGGAAAGCCAGGGTGTGGTAAGACTACAGCTACAGCATCTTTATTTGCGACTTGTGCTAGTGTATATGGTTTGAAATATACTAGTAATATGGTGTATAAAGTCACTAAAGGAAAATTTCATCCCGGTCTTTCCACTCAACCTTTTTATGAATTTGATGATTTTAATGCAACCTATCCTAATGGGAAAGATATTGAGGCCTCAGAATACGGTGATTTTTTGGATATGCTCAATACTACAGTTGTTCCTTCTAATCAGGCTGATGTAGATAGTAAGGGAAAGAAGTGTTTCATGCAAAAGGTAAACATTTTTACTACTATGGTTGGTTTTCAAAATGCAAATTTAATTTTTCAAGATTGTGGTGGATTGTACAGGAGAGTACAGGTAGCTGTTAAGATGGCAGCAAAACCTCATCTTACTGGTTTGAAGGGTGAGATTGATCCAGATAAAACTTTGAAATCTGGTGAACATCCTTCATTATATACAATATGTGAAATAAATGATTTGGGAGAGTTTGTGCCCATGGATTCCAAATCAAATATGGAGGTTGGACCCTTTTTAAGAGAAGTTAAGAAAATGTGTATTGAACACAGGAGGATAGAGAAATTAAGGCTTGACGGTAGAAAGCATATGTCAGAATTGTGTGATTGTGGAATTCCACAAATGTATTGTGATACATGTAAATTTGTGAGTCAAGCTGCAGCTACAGCCTCTGGTTATTTTTATGCAATTGGTTGGCTAATGACCTTGTTACAAGAGATACCCACTAGACAACATATGGTTTTTTACATATTATACGCTTGCCATATGTCAAGTGTTTTTGCTGCTAACTATGGATTAGAATTTTATTTGATGGGAATAAAATTCTTGACTTGGTCATTTGTATGGGTATCCATACAAAAGGGTTACAGAAAGATGACACATTACTTATTGGCTAAGACCAGTTCTTTTGAAGAAAAACTTGCTCATATGAAAAAGACAGGAGAGAGAAAGTTTAAGGAGATAGTTGCTTCTATAGATATAGGTGCAGATGCTCTTAAAAGAATGTCTGTGTGTGCTGGAGTAGTTACGGTGGTAGTAGCAACCTATGTGGCATACAATGCAATGTCTTCCAAAGAAGAAAAGAAAGAAGAGCCAAAATCGCAAGGATTGGAACAGACTTGGGAAAAAGAGAATGATGATGGCACTACACAACAATCTAGGTCTATTAGCAGGAAAGATTTTAAGAGGAAAATACAGGCTAATTTCTACAAGATAACTAGAAACTGTTCCATTAAGAATAAGGCAATGTCTACCAGCATTCTTTTTATCAAAGGTAATCACTTTATTGGTAACATCCATATGTTAGAAGGTGCACAGGAGATATTGATAGAAAAACAATGTGAATTTGAGTCGGGGATCAATCTCAAAGTTGTAGTTTGGAATCCAGTTCTAGTTCACAAGATATCGCATGATTTAGGTATCTATCAATTACACAACTTTAAGTTACATAAGGATATAACACCCTATATCACTGGAAAAAGGTTCACTCAGGGTTTTGTTGAAGTTAAAGGAATTAAAACAGGAGGAAAATTAGGTAGAGGACCTTGGACCAGAGAGGTGCCAAATATGCCTTCTGTTTTTGAATATGTGCAAGACGTAAGAGTGATGTACAATATTGGACAGAGGCTTAGATGTGGTGAACCTATCTTGAGTGCGAATCACAATATTATATTGGGTTTTCATGTAGCAGGGAAGGAATCTACTAATTCCAGTTTGGGTGAGACTATCACTAGGAATGACGTTGCGGTCACTATAGATGCGTATAGTGTTAAATCACAAGCTCATGAGGAAATTGGGGCACTATCTAAGAAAAGTTCTTTTTATTACAATAAAGGTAATGGGATAGCAAAAGGTACTACTTCTCGGATTCCACCTAAACTTAAAAGTAGAGTACATCCAGTGTTGCACTCAGAGAAAGTTGTAGGAGTGTTTGGCACTGATATTAAAAGATTTGTAGCACCATCATTTACTAGAAGTCCTACTAATCCATTATCAGATCCTTGGCACATGAATCTTAGGACTTTGGTAGCGGAGAGAAATTTTAGAACTGTGGGACTCGAAAGAGCTGTGAGTTCCTATAAAGAAAAATTGGCCCCCATATTCAGTATAGTACAACCTCTGAATTTACATCAGGCTATAAATGGAATTGATGGACATCCCTTCATACATAGTATCAATGTACAAACTAGTATGGGTTATGGTTATAATTCTAGAAAGAGTAACGTGTTGGTCCAAGATCTCACTGATAAATGGTATTTGCCTGATAAGTTAGATAAGATATACCATAGTATGTGGGTAGACTATGGGAATGGTGTAAGTTGGTCACCTATTTTTACTGGATCTCTTAAAGATGAACCTGTTACAGTTAAGAAATTTGAAGATAGAAAGGTGAGATTGTTTGGAGCCACAGAAACACTATGGGGTTTGATGGCCAGATCTCTTTTCTTACCTATTTTAATATACTTTAGGGGTAGATTTGAAAAATCAGAAATGGCTATTGGTGCTAATGCTTATGGGAGAGATTGGGATCGCTTTCATAAGTATTTAACAAGGTTTGGTGAAGATTCTATCATTGCTGGAGATTTTAAGGGATTTGATAAATCTATCAGATCAAGAATGATATTAGCTGCTTTTGACATTTTCATAGATTTTGCCAAACAAAGTGGGTATACTGAGGAGAATATTAAGAGAATGAAAACAATCGCTTATGATGTTGCTTTCCCCCACTATGATATCAAATCAGATGTTTTTCAAGCTTTTGGTACTAATCCGTCTGGCCATTTCTTCACTACAGATTTGAACAGTGTGGTAAATAGCTTATGGATGAGAACCGCTTATTATGTAATGGGTTTTAATAATTTTAATGAAAATATAAATCCTTTGACATATGGAGATGATAATGCCATGGGAGTAGATAAGAAGTGTGGGTTCACTGCTAAACATTTAGCTGAAGGTATGATTAGAGCTAATGGTATTATATACACTAATTTTGATAAGAAGGAATTTAAGAAAAATTATTATAATATTTCTGAGATAAATTTTCTTAAGAGAGGTTTCAAACCAGAAAATGGGTTTATTTATGCTCCATTAGAAAAAGATTCTATTGCTAAATCACTATCATTGACTAGTAGTATGATAGACAGAAATATACATTTTATTAGTGCTTGTGAATCTGCTATAATAGAGATGGCTATTATTGGTGGACCAGATTATGAAAAATTTATTGAGGTATATTATGAGATCTATGAGAATGAATGTGCTGTATTGAATGTTTCTCCCAGATCTAAAAATAGGAAAGAATTACTTGCTCTTATGAAGAGTGAGTAATTGGAGGAGGTGGCCCTGCAGTTGGGCCTCAAGTTAGAGTAGAACTGCAAATTTGAAAATAAGAATATAATGAACAAAGAAATAGTTGCTAACCTACAGCCAAAAGTAGGAAAAGAATCTGACATAGAATCAGATTCACCCGATGTTTATATAGCATCATGTTCGTGTAGCGAGCAAAGAAGAGGAGAAGGTGTTCTCCAGTGTAGTAAGACCAGTATTCGGTGTAATACTGGGGTGTGCACAATCTCCAGAGAGTATGTGTCTCAAGCCTCAATATCAACAACAGAACATACATCCACTGAGAATCAGATATCTCATTCAGATACGTCTGGTTTATCAACTACCCTTAGGAGAACAAATCTTGAACCAGGTGGGATATCTGGCTTTCTTGGTAGGAGGGTCAATATCTCCAATGATACATGGACTTCAGGAGCTGGACTCTCGCTCAACTTGGATGTTCAATCACTGTTTTTCTCTAATTCGGATGTAGCTGAAAAAATAGATCATTTTTCACTCATGAGATACGATATCAATCTTGAGATAGTCTTTTCATGCATGCCTTTTCAAGCAGGTATCTTAGAAGGTGGCGTAGTATTTGCTAGTGATGTATCACAAATAACACCTTCATTAGCTACCTTTGTATCTACACTACCTTACGGATTCATCAAATATGCTTCACATCCCGACCCTATAACAGTGAAGATACCATATATGGACTCTAAAGAATATGTCACACCCGGAGATGGATTTGGTAAAGATTTGAGATATAGAATTGAAAGTATTGGTAATTTGCTCAACACCAATGGATCAACAGCGTCTATAAAACTTAGCACTTTTATGTGGTTGTCAAACGTTGAGATGTTTGCCCCTACTTCGCAAGCAGAAACTGGTACTGCAGTAGAATCGTCATCACCAGGAATTGTAGAAGGTATTGCATCAGGAATTTCAGAGGCTGCTGAGATTGCTGGTGAGATATTCCCTCCAATCTCTTGGTTGGCTAGTCCTATTTCTGCTGTGACGGGTGTTGTATCTTCAGTTGCCCATTTGTTTGGTTGGACCAGAGAGTATCTAGCAGAGGCACCAACAGCAGTAGTACAGTTCGCATCTAATGATTTCAACATGAGTGATACTGCTGAGGCTATCTTTAAGTTAGCAGTAGATCCTCAACAGGCACTATCACGAAGTATAAATGAGATTAGTCCAACTACTATTGATCAATTAGCAATAACCAACTTCACACGTAGGTGGGGTCTTATAGATTCAGGGTTATGGACTGTTGCATCTACTCCTAACACTGTGTTGTCTACTTTAGGTGTCACACCCATACATAGCATAACATCTGGAAATTTTACTCAACATACAGCCTGTAGCTACGTTTCGAGATTGTTTAGCTATGGTCACTTTCCTATGGAATATCTCATCTGTTTTGGAGCTTCAAGTCTGCAGACAGGTATTGCGCGTATAGTGTATGACCCTGATTCAACTGGTACTTTCACGTCAACTAATTTACAACATCTAAAGATCGCTCAAGTATCTGGACCCACCACCATATTCTTTTCGGTGCCATGGACTAGAAAAACAGGATTTAGTGAGATGTCTGTAGATCTTGATGCATCTGTACTTACAAGCACTCGACAGAATGGAGTAATATCATTAGTTGTACAGAATTCTATTATATCTCCAGATGCCGCTGCAGGTATCCCATATGCTATCTTTGCTCGTGCAGGACCTGATATGGCACTTATGAGACCAAGGAATAGCTTCAAAAGTGATACGTTTTATTCACAAGCTGAGACTTCTGAGCCAGTAGATTTTAAAACATTTATGCCACCAGCTGATGTTACTCTACCTGCTGCTAAAGCTGATGCTCAGTATAGGAATAAACTCGGAGAACATTATGGTGGGGAAAATGTTTTTAGTATTAGAACTTTACTATCTAGATATCACTTGTATTTGCACGATGAAATAAATATTGGGACTACAAGCACCAGTACAGTAGAGATGAATTTCAAATTGCCAATTAGGTTGAATCCAAGGGGTGGTTCTGTAGCTGACAATATGCAATATTTTCATTTGGCACCAACAGCAGGTACCAAAACCAATTACGTTAATCTTGACCTTTCCGTATATATGAGACAATGTTTCTATGGCATGCGAGGAGGACGGAGATGGAAAATGCGTCTGGATCACTATCAGGGTGTAGGAGTGGGCAGAATCAATATTAGGAGTACACGTGCTGATACTGATTCAGAACTATTACCCAACATAAATCTCCACACCACTCTCAGAGATGATTTTCTCCACGACTCAAGACACTCAGCGGAGCAACATGGATCAGCTGACACAATGTTAGAGTGGGAGCAACCAGATTACCTTCATGAGCTATTTCATACAGTTCCTCAATATGAATCTTCAATAGGGAGTGGCGAGAGAGCAGCTTCTATAGAGTGTACTGCCACTACAGTACATTATTATCCCTCATCTGGTTCTAGTAGTGCTAATGGTCTCATTATGAGAACATTATATACTGCTATGGCTCCGGATATGCAATTTATTGGTTATAATGGTATCCCAACATTAACCTCGGCAACTCGTG